CAACGAAATCAGGCAAGCCAAGCAGCAAGACAGGCGAGCGGTATCTTCCCAAGAAAGCAATCAAAGCACTGTCATCAAAGGAATATGCAGCGACCACCAAGGCAAAGAGAAAAGGGACTGCTGCCGGGAAACAGTTCGTGAAGCAGCCAAAAAGAATAGCTAAGAAAACAAGAAAGTATAGAACATAATGGCAGTATCAGGTACATATGATTTCAATCTTGATATAGATCAAGTAATACAAGAAGCAATGGAGATGATCGGGGGAGAGCAAACTCTTGGTCATGAACCTGCTTCTGCTAGACGTTCAATAAACCTTATGCTTAAAGACTGGCAGAACAGAGGAGTTCTACTGTGGACTACAGAGACTACTGCTGTTACTGTAACTTCCAGTGTAGGTGCTTATAGCCTCAGTAGCTCTACTATAGATGCCCTTGAGGTTGTTCTTAATAGAGATAGTACCGACATTCAATTAAGTCGTATCTCACCTGAAGAATATCTAATAATTCCTAATAAGACCCAGACAGGCAGACCTTCTCAGTATTCTATACGCAGGGGACGGGATAACCCTGTTCTTTCAGTATGGCCTATTCCTGAGAACTCTACTGATATAATGAAGATTGAACGTATCAGTGCATTGCAGGATGTAGATAAATCTGCTGAACAGAATGCGGATATGCCTACACGTTTTCTTCCAGCCCTTACCTGTGGGCTTTCATACTATATGTCAATGAAACGGCCCGGTGTAGAAGCTTCTAGGATACAGATGTTAAAGACTAACTACGAAGAACTTCTTGCCAGAGCCTTCCAAGAAGATCGTGAACGAGCAACCATGAGGGTTGTACCTAGATTGAGGTATGTCTAATGGTAAAAATAACAGAAAAAAAGTTTAAGGAATTAGAGAAACGGTTTTCTCCTAAAAAAAGGAAAAATAAAGTTAGACCTAATTTTAAAATACAAGGTTCTAAAAAAAAGGGAAAAGCTCCTTCAGTAGATGCTGTTTTTCAACCTGAATTAGATATAAATAAAAAAGTAACTATAATTCCAAAAATAAGAAATTTAAAAGTAGGAAAAGATGATTATAGAGAAAAAGAACGTGGAGTAGGACTAAGAATTGGCGATTATAGTATTTCAGGAAGTAAGATCAAACCTACAAGTAAATACGTAGATTCAATTCCTAATAAAAAAACACTTGAATTTGCTATTAATAATTTTTTTGGGGGTGATTTAAAAGGATCAGGTTCAAAACAAGGTAAGAGTAAAGTCGGGCGTATAGATTATGAAATCCCTATAAGTAAAATACCTTTTGTAAAAGATTTATTTGGTTACACAAGTAGAAGTAAGGGTGGTAAAATAAAACGACCTAAAGGTATTAAGATTGCTCAACGTGGTTTTGGAAGGGCGACAAAAAATGGCAAGTAATAAGAACGCAATAGCCATGTGTGATACATGTGGCTTTGTCTATCCACATAGGATTATGCGTTTTAATAGTTATGGTATGTTAGTATGTCCTACAGACTTTGAAGGACAGTTTGATTTAAAAAACCATCCACAAAATAAAATTCCCGATGTCAGAGACAACCCTGCTATACGTGATCCACGCCCTGATAATGGCGGTAGGAATATAACATGGGCACAAGCTACGACTAACTGGGAAGACACAGACAAGTATTGGAACCTCATATGACTGAACTAACCGGAAAAACAATTGCTAATACATATAAGCAACTACTAAGAGTAGGTGTAAGTACAAATACTGGTGTTAGTGCTGGTCTATCTACTATTGAAACTGGAGATGGAACTGATAGTTCTTTCCAACTTGCTACTGGTTCTGCTAAGTTTACAGGTTCATTAGTTATAGACGGTGCTACTTCTATTGCTTCTGGTTTACATGTAGATCAAAAGGTATGTGCTTCTGCGTTTTATGGTGATGGTTCTAATCTAAGTGGTGTTACCGCAAGTCTTGCTACAAGTATCTGTGTCAGTAATGCCCTGATTAATAATATTCTTTTGGTTAATGGTGAAGCTACCTTTAATTCCAATGTTTCTGTATCAGGTGGTTTAAATGTAGGTGGTACAGTAACCATTGCTGGTGCTGTAAGTATGGCCTCTACTCTTAGTGTAGGTGGCGCAGCTAACTTTGCATCTACTGTAACTGTGGTAGGTGCCGCTACATTTAAAAATAATGTTTCAGTAAGCGGTGTTTTAAATGTTCTTGGTGCAGCAGCGTTTACTTCTAAGGCTACTTTTAATGATGACGTATCAGTCTCTGGTGCTTTAGATGTCGCTGGTAATACTTCTGTTGGTGGAACATTCATGGCAACAGGCGCAGCTACATTTGATAATAATGTATCTATAAGCGGCGGTCTTGTTGTAGGAGGTACAGTAACAATAGTAGGAGCCAATGTACAGGCTGCTAATGCAAGGGTCTGTGTCTCTGCTTATTTTGGAGATGGTTCTAATATAACAGGAATTACTGGTGCAAACATCGGAGGAGATGTTTCAGTAAGTAATCTTAATGTTTATAATTCTGTTTCAATAGGAAACAATTTAGTTGCCAATGGTTCTTCAGTTAAGTTTGTTAATGCTGCGGTCTGTGCAAGTGCTTATCACGGAGATGGTTCTAATATAACAGGAATTACTGCCTCTATTATTGATGGTAGAGTTGCAGGTAACTTTGCTGTATCTGCTAATCTATCTGTAGGTGGTACGTCTAATCTTGTAGGTGCTGTTACAATAGGTGGAGCAGCTAAACTTAACTCTACTGTTACAGTTGTAGGAGCTACACATTTACAAAGTACTGTATCTGTAAATGGAGTAATGACTCTTAATAATAATCTTGATATGCAAGATAATGATAAAATTTTATTAGGTACAAGTGATGACTTACAAATTTATCATGATGGTACTAATAGTTATATAAATGATACTTCTGGTACTGGAAATATAACTATAGGTTCAAATCAAGTTAATATAATTAATGCAGCTAATAACGAAACAGTAGCTCAGTTTAATGAAAATAATGATGTTCAACTTTTTCATGATAATACTGTCAGATTAAAAACTACAGGAACAGGTGTATCAGTTAATGGTACACTTGATGTTTCTGGTAATACCTCAATAGGTGGTACAAGTAATATTACAGGTAAAGCAGAGTTTGAAGATGATGTATCAGTCTCTGGTGCTTTAATAGTAGGGGGTGCTTCACAGTTTAATTCTACAGTTACAGTAGTAGGTGCCGCTACATTTAAAAGTAATGTATCAGTAAGTGGTACTACTAAGCTTCTGGGGACAGTTACTGCAACAGGTAATACAGGTTTCTTAGGAACTGTCAGAGTAAGTGGCGCAACAAGCCTTGAAGCCGGATTAGTTGTAGGTGGTAAAGCAGAATTTAATGATGACGTTTGTGTATCAGGTAATAGCCAATTAGTAGGTACTCTTAAAGTTACAGGTGCTACTACTGTCACAGGTAATACAGGTTTCTTAGGTACTGTTAGAGTAAGTGGAGCTACAAGTCTTGAGAGTGCTTTAAATGTTACAGGTGCAGCTTTATTCTCATCTACAGTTACAGCAGTAGGTGCTGCTACATTTAAGAGTAATGTATCTGTTTCAGGTAATATGGATGTAGCTGGTAATGTATCAGTAGGTGGTACATTCTTTGCCGCAGGTGGAATTACTTATGATGGTGATGTATCTGTTAGTGGTGATTTAAATGTTCTTGGCAATGTATCAGTAGGTGGCACATTTCTTACTACAGGTAAAGCAGAGTTTGAAGATGATGTCTCAGTCTCTGGTGCATTGATAGTAGGCGGCGCTTCACAGCTTAATTCTACCGTAACAGTAGCTGGAGCAACACATTTACAGAGTACAGTATCTATTGCTGGTGCAGCTACTTTTGCTTCAACAGTGACTGTAGTAGGAGCTACACATTTACAGAGTACTGCCTCAGTGGGTGGAGCAGCTATCTTTGCTTCTACTGTAACTGTTGTTGGAAACGCAGTATTTACTGCTGACATACAAAAGAAAACAGCAGGTACATCTAACTTTGCTGCGGGTGTTAACGCCGGTAATTCAATAGAATCGGGCGGCAACTACAACGTTGTCATTGGCGACGAAGCGGGTACGGCGATCACGACGGGGGATCACAATATTGCGGTGGGCTATGCTGCCCTTGATGCCCATACAACCGCTTCTAATAACGTGGCAATCGGAAGTCATGCGCTCAGCGCTGTAACCACCTCACCCAGTAATGTAGCAATTGGCAGCAACGCTGGTAAACTTATGGTAACGGGAACCGGCGAAAATGTTTTGATAGGTAATGCTGTTGCTTCGAATGCAACTACTCTCCAGCAGTCCATTGTTATAGGCGACAATGCTGTCGGGTCCGGTGTTGCTACTGGTGCTAATAACGTAATCATTGGTGATAATGCAGGATATGCGCTTACTTCTGGGGCTAGTAACACAGCGGTAGGCGCTTCTTCTCTTGCTGCCAATACCACTGGGGCTAATAACACAGCACTCGGAATAAGCTCTTTAGGTGCAAATACTTCAGGGATTAACAACACAGCAATTGGTAGACTGGCTTTATATGGTAACACCACTGCGGCTGGTAATGTCGCAGTCGGCAATAGCTCAATGCAAGCCAATACCACGGGCGCAAACAACACAGCCGTTGGAACTTCTGCCCTTGCTGCAAATACTACTGCTACAGGAAATGCTGCCTTTGGCCATGCATCACTAAACTCCAATACCACCGGTGCCAGCAATACAGCCATTGGCTTTAATAATATGAGCGCAAATATAACTGGTTATAATAATAGTGCTCTTGGATATTATGCACTAACCCTAAACACTACCGGTCATTCCAACGTTGCTGTTGGACTGAATGCTCTTCAAGCTAATACAACCGTTGCCAGCAACGTAGTAGTTGGCTCTAATGCAGCAGGTGCCAATACCACAGGCACTAATAACGTAGCAATCGGGCTTAGTGCCCTTGATGCTAATACGGAAGGAAGTAATATTACGGCGGTCGGAGCAAATGCTCTTGGGGCCAATACGACAGCAACTAATGGCGTAGCAGTTGGGAGCAACGCTCTATTAGCCAATACCACCGGTGCTTCAAATACGGCGGTTGGTAAGACAGCACTAGCCGCAAATACCACCGGAGCGCAAAATACTGCGATGGGCCTAGAAGCTGGTGCGGCAGTAACAACCGGAACTTACAACGACTTCTTTGGCTTTCGGGCTGGTGATAAGACCACAACCGCATCTCTTAATGTTGGTATTGGCGGCAATGCAATGGGTGCTAATACAACTGGTGCTAATAATACAGCGGTTGGGTCCAGTGCGTTGCTTGCATGTACCACGGGTAATAATAACACAATAATCGGCAAGGGTGCTGGAGACAATATAGTTGACGGCATCTATAATATATGTGTGGGAACCTTGGCAGACCCAAGTGCCACCGACGGCAATTTCCAAATTGTGATCGGTACTGCGATAGCAGGTAGCGAAGACTATCAATTTACCTTTGGAACGACTAACAGCGTTGTTCAAAATGAATTTGATACTGACGCTGCTTGGACACGCACATCGGATAGACGTAAGAAACGCAATATCCAAAAAGATAATCTGGGTCTTGATTTTATTAATGATTTGAAAACTGTAACGTATCAGTGGCGACCAGCGAATGAATATCCGAAAGAATGGAATGAATATTCTGAGGATAGCAATATAAATACTGATGTTGTAATGCACGGTATGATTGCCCAAGACATCAAAGTAGCTTTGGATAAGGCGGGCTGTGATACCTTTGCAGGGTGGAAAGAGCGTTCTGACGGCAGTCAAGTAATGAGCCGTGAAATGTTTGTGATGCCTCTAATTAAAGCAGTACAAGAACTATCTAAAGAACTAGAAGAACTTAAACAATGGAAAAAGGATTATACTAGTGACTGAGAACGAAACTAATGTTATTAACATACAAGGTAAAGATTATAATCAGCTGGAATTAACAGACCAGCAAAGGTATTGGATTGCACAGGTTCAAGACCTACAACAAAAACGACAAACAGCACAATTCCAACTAGATCAAGTCGCTATTGCAGCAGACTCTTTTATGGAACAGTTGCTGACTAGTCTTTCAGATGAAACCAAAGAACTCAAGGAGCAAGCTAATGGGTGAAGTACTAACCGAAGAACAGATTGCAGCACACTTTTCTGCAATGGATGATAGCGTAACACTAATTAATGCAACTGTTGCAGATGATACAGAAGCTCTTGCTGTGAACGGCAGTGCTGCTGAAGTTAAACTGATGGTCACCCGTAATACGGATCATCTTGAAATTCAGGCAGAACATGATTGGTATTCAGATTCCAGTGTTAGCAAGACGGCTTACACAGACGCAGTAACGGCTGGGAAAGCCTACGTCGGCTAATGATTGGATTATGTTTTATTATTTAAGTATCATTACTTATCTAACACTGGCTCCTCTTAACATACCAGTGACAGAGAAGTCCATAACAGGCTTATTTCCTGAACGACATCTCTGTGAAACTTACAAGCTTCAAGTAGAAGAACTAATTCGTAACGTAGGAACTGCTGAACTAACAACTTCTAAATGTGTTAAAGAACTAGAAGTCTAGAAATAATAAAGATTAATAGGTTAATTCCTAATTAGGAGAGATTAAATGGCAAGCACGTACACAACAAATCTAAGACTCACAAAGCAAGGAGATGGTGAAAACCCTAATAGCTGGGGACAAATCCTTAATGATGGAGTTATTAGTCTTGCTGATGAAGCTATAACTGGATACACTACCATATCAATTGGTAGTGCAGCTACTGTTAACTTGACAGCTAACGATGGTGCTGATGATCAGTCACGGTCTGCTTTCTTAGAAGTTAAAGGATCAGTAGGAGGTGTTGCTACTTCTATCTTCTTGGTAATTCCTAATAAAAGTAAATCATACTCTATACTAAATAAAGTATCTGCCAATGCTGCTAGTAATGTAGTTATAATGCGAGTTGCCGGTAGTGCGGGTGTAACACTAAGTAGGTCATCAACTCAGTTTCAACATGTAGTTTGTGATGGAACTTCTGTTCGTAATGTAGCTCAATCAGAACCTACGTTTAGTACGTTAGAAGTAACGGGAGCAGCTACCTTTGATTCAACTGTCACCGTTTCTGGTGCGTCCTCTTATGTAGGTGCTGCTACATTCTATAGTACTGTAACTGTATCAGGAGCAGCAGTCTTTAAATCAAATGTTTCTATAGGTGGCACTATAACTGGTCCGGGGATTGTACCTTCAGGGACTGTTCTTCCTTATGCTGGTACAACTGCGCCTACTGGATATCTTTTATCTTTTGGTCAAGCAATAAGTCGTTCAACTTATGCTGCTTTATTTAGTGCTATAAGTACTACTTACGGTGTTGGAGATGGGTCAAGTACTTTTAATGTACCTGATCTTCGTGGTCGTGCAGTTGCTGGTCAAGATGATATGGGTGGTCCAAGTGCCGACCGTCTAACTGATCAGGCTGGAGGTGTTAATGGTGATACACTGGGTGATACTGGTGGTCTTGAAACACACACACTAACAGTTGCTCAACTAGCAGCACATACTCATTCAATCACACCAATGAGACAAGATGCCCCAAGAGTAGGGGGTGGCTCCGCTAATGTTTATGATGCTTATGATGGCACAATAACCACCAGTTCTACTGGCAGCGATGGAGCGCATAATAACGTACAACCTACAATTATTCTTAATTATATTATTAAGACTTAAATATGACTAAGCTATCAAAAATTAAATTAAAGCCGGGACTTCATAGGGAATCTACTCAATATGAAGAAGACGGTAACTGGTATGATGGCGACCATGTTCGCTTTCGTGCAGGTAAGCCAGAGAATATGCGGGGCTATGAGACTAAAGTATCTACTGCTTTTGATGGTAGCGCAAGAGATTTAATTACTTATAAGAGCGGTAGCAATAATACAAAACGAGCAGTCTTTGGAACACCTGATAAATTATATGCACATAATGGTGATAGTCTAACAGATATTACTCCTATAGTTACAGTTGTTACTTTAGATAATCCTTTTAATGTTTCTGTTGGTAGTCCTATAGTAACATGTTCAGACGGCTCACATAATCAAGCAGAAGGTAATTATGTATTAATTAATACAACAGCTGCTGGTACTATAGGAGGCAATGTATTTCTTAATGATAGTGTATATGAAATTGTATCTGTAATTAATACTAATGTTTTTACTATTAATGCTGGCACAACAGCAGCAGCTACGTCAGCTGCAACAGGAGGTTCTGTTACGTTTAGTTATTTACTACCTACAGGTAACTCTATAGCTGTAGGTGGTCTAGGCTATGGTGCTGCACTCTTCCAAGCTGGTGTATGTGCATCTCAAACAAGAGCATGGAATCAACCATCCAGTGCAGATGCAAGTGATATTGTTTTTGATATAACACAGTGGAGCCTTGACAACTGGGGTGATGATGTGGTAGCAAATAGGAATGGTGGTAATATTTTCTACTTTGATAGTGATGCTTCTACTGTACCTATAAGGGCTACTTCTATAACAACTTCTCCAATCAATGTCAACTCAATTATTGTATCACCAAACGACAGACATCTAATAGCCTTGGGTTCTAATTCTTATGCTGCTGCTACTTCTGTAAGTGGTGTGTTTGATCCTATGTTAGTACGTTGGTCTGATCAAGATGATCGTACTAATTGGGTTCCTTCTGTTAGCTCTACGTCTGGTGAGGTAGTCTTGACTGATGGTACTAAAATTGTGGGTTCAGTCCGTTCTAGGAGTGCTATCCATATTTGGACTGATACTGCAATGTGGACAATGGCATTTGCTGGCCCTCCCTTTACTTTTAAGTTTACCCCTGCTGGTACTAACTGTGGTTTAATATCTCCTCATGGAGCAGTTGATTATAATGGCATCTCCTATTGGATGGGGTATGATAACTTCTATAAGTATGATGGTCAAGTAAGAGTTCTTGATTGCACAGTTCGTACTTTTATTTTTGATAGGTTGGCTACTAAATATCAAGATAAAGTTTATACAGGTGTAAACTCAGAGTTCAAAGAGATTATATGGTTGTATGCCTCCACCGATTCAAATGTAACAGAGTGTGATAGTTATGTAATATACTCTCCTGAGAATAACTACTGGACATATGGTACAGGAGTCTTCACTACATTTGCAGACAAAGAAGTATTTGGTAATACTATTACTACTGGAGTATCTATCAATGCTGCTGGAGATTCTACAGGAAATAATAAGTTATTTGATAATGAGCCACAGGATTACTTTACAGAAAATAATAGAACCATTACTTCTTTTGTTGAGTCTGCTGACTTTGATATAGATGATGGTAATCAACTATTGTTTATGAATAAGTTAGTTCCTGATTTTGATCTGTCAGGTGGTCAGTTAAAAGTAAAGATTATTACTAAAAAGTATCCAGAAAGTAATGAAGAAATAACTAAAGAGTTTGATATTTTTAATAGTACAGAGAAAGTTAATTTTAGAGCAAGGGGAAGGCAAGCAAAAATTAGGGTATCTTGTAGTTCACAGGGGTCTAGCTGGCAATGGGGATCAGTTCGGATAGGCTTCCAAGGTGATGGGGAACGATAGTGGCAAGATACCCAACATTTCCAACAAGTTTTAAAACTGTAAGTAATGTAGAGTTAAGGGAACTATACGCTACTTTAGAAACTTGGTCTGGTCTTTTAACTGCTGAGTTAGAAAATAGAGATATACTGACAGACGCAGCACCCTCTACTAATATTTATACAGTAGTTACTGTAACTGAAATAGGAAGACCACGTAAAGGAGACATTGCGTATTCAGCCAGTAGTGGCAAGTACAAAGGATATGTAAGTCTTGGATCAGAAACATCTTGGCAGAGTTTAAATTAATGAAAAAAATGACACCTAACGAATACTATAAATTAATTAATAATAGTACTTACATGAGTAATCTTAATCAAGGTAATGTTATTGATCCATCTAGGTATTTACTAACACAAAAGATGGAAACATTTAAGAAGATAAAATCTCAAGATGATTCTAACTTTATGGCAGATCAGAC